GGCGATAACCACGGTCGCAGGATGGGCCGCCGAACTGGTGCAGCAGATCGTCACCGATCTGATGCCGACCTTGCTGCCGTCTTCGGTGTTTCCGTCGCTGTCGGCGATGGGGCTGAAGCTCTCCTTCGGCCGCAATGGGAGGATTATCATCCCGACCCGCAACGTGACGCCCACGGTTGCCGGATCGTTCGTTGGTGAAGGCCAGCCGATCCCGGTCCGCATGGCAGGGTTCTCCAGCCAGACGCTTGTTCCGAAGAAAATGGCGGTGATCTCGACTTGGACGCGGGAGATGGACGAGCATTCCATTCCCGCGATTGAAGGTCTGCTTCGCGATGCGATCCAGCAGGACACCGCGATCTCCATCGACACGGTGCTGCTCGACATCAACCCGGCGACGGCTATTCGTCCCGCCGGTCTGCGCAACGGCGTCACCGGTCTCACCCCGACCGCAGGCGGCGGCTTCAACGCTCTCGTCGGCGATCTCAAGGCACTGACAGGTGCGATCCTGACCGCGACCAACGGCAACATTCGAAACATGGTCTGGATCATGAATCCGCAGCAAGCGCTGTCGATTGCGTTCATCCAGCCTCCGGTGCCGGGTGGACTGTTCCCGTTCGCGGCGGAAATCAACGCCGGTCGTCTGAACGGTCGTCCGGTGATCCAGTCAGGGACGGTGCCGGTTGGCGTCGTGATCTGTGTGGATGCGGCGGATTACGTCTCGGTCTCGGGCGACGCTCCGCGATTCGAGATCAGCGATCAGGCTACGCTGCACATGGAAGATACCAACCCGCTGCAGCTCGCATCGGCTGGCACGCCGCCGACCGTCGCAGCTCCCGCACAGTCGATGTTCCAGACCGACAGTCTGGCGCTGCGGCTGATCCTCCCGCTCAACTGGACGATGCGAAGGGCGGGAGTCGTCGCGTGGGTGGCGGGCGTCACATGGTAGCCTTGGCTACTGGTTAACTTGGTGGATTACTATCAAGTTGGGCGATACACGCTATCTCGGATTATTCCACACCGAAGAAGAAGCAGCTCGCGCCTATGACGCGGCTGCGCGTTTACATCAGGGGTTCATCCTGAACTTCCCTCAACCATAGGAGTGATCGAAATGGCAGACGCAGAAGCGCAGGCCAAGGAAACTGTTGCCAAGAGCAACGAAGTGAAAGCGAAACAGGTCGAGCAGGCTTATCACCCGAGCACGCCGACCCCGACGCAGGAGGAAAACGATCTCGCGGTACTCGGAGTCCATACCGACGAGCACGCCGACGACGGCAGCGGACCGTCGCCGCAATTCGAGATGGTGAATACGGCGCACGAAAAGCACACCAAGCAGTCCGAGGCCCACAAGCCTTCGGGCGGCAGCTATCAGACGCGCGCCGCAACGCCTGCAAGAGAAACGCCGAAGCCGCAACAGAGCTAAGGCGTGGCGAACAATCTCATCGCGCGGATCTTGCGCCCTCTGCTCAAGGCGGCAGAGGGCGAAGTCCGTCCCGGTCCTTACTTTCTGCCGGTCACGGGCGGCTGGATTCCGGCGGACTCGCCATGGAATTGGTGGCAAACCGGCATCACGCCATCGATGGGCTATGAAGGCTCGGCGATAGTCGAGGCGTGTCTGTCGGCCTATAGCCAGACCGTCGCGATGTGTCCCGGCGATCACTGGCGTCTCAACGAAAAGGATGGCCGGGATCGCGTCACCACGTCGGCACTGTCGCGCCTTCTGCGGCACCCGAACGCCTATCAGTCGCCGTCCGACTTCATGCTGAACCTGACCCGCTCACTCTACGCGGACGGCAATGCCTACGCGCTGGCGCTGCGCAACGAGCGCTACGAGATCGATGAACTGCATCTGATGGACCCGCGCCAGAGCAATCCGCAAGTCGCGGAGACCGGCGACGTGTTCTACTATCTCGGCGGCAACAGCGTCATCGACCGACAGGTCCATGAGCAATTGATCGTGCCGCAGCGTGACGTGCTGCACGTCCGGCTCAACGCGACACGCCGCCGCTATCCGTTCCCGCTGGTCGGCGACACGCCACTCGGCGCGGCGCTGCAGGACATCATGTTGTCGAACGCGATGACGGCGCAGCAAATCCAGTTCTACATGAACCAAGCGCGGCCGAGCGCGGTGCTGACCACCGACCTGATCCTCGACAAGGATCAGGTGCAATTCGTTCGCGACCGCTGGGATGAACAGTCGAGGGGCATCAAGGCGGGCGGCACGCCGATCCTGACCGGCGGGCTCAAGCCGATGATGCTGGGCGCTTCCAGCAAGGATATGGATCTGGCCGAGATGCTGAAGCTGCCGGACCAGCATATCGCGCTGGCGTTCCGGATTCCGTTGCAGATTCTCGGCATCGCAGGCGGCACGCCATTCGGATCGACCGAACTGCTGATGCAGTCGTGGATCGCGTCCGGTCTCGGCTTTGCGCTCAATCACATCGAGGACGCTTTCGGTCTCTTGTTCAACCTCAAGGGCCAGCCTGAAGAATATGTCGAGTTCGATACCAAGGCGTTGCTGCGGTCGGCGTTCAAGGAGCGGATCGCGGCGCTGGCGCAGGCGGTGCAGGGCGGCATCTTGGCTCCGAACGAGGCGCGGGCCGAAGAGAGCTACGCGGCGGTGAAATTCGGTGATGAGCCTCGCGTCCAGCAACAGGTCGTGCCGCTGAGCGCGGCCGGGGCGATTCCTGCGGCTCCGGGGTCTCCGGGCGCACCGACGCAACCGGGAGCCCCACGACCACCGGGCGTGGCTGCGCTCCCGGCACCGAAGCCGCCGTCAGAGAACCCCACTTCGGCAAAGGACTATCAAGATGTCGTTGCCAGCGAACTCCGATCAATTCTCGCACGCGCCGACCATTATGACCGAAGCAACGCTTGACGCGCTGCGCGACGCGCTAGGTCAGATCGTCTCATCGCACCGCAGGCAGTGGTCGCGAGAGATGGAGCTGATGGAGGCGCAGGGTCGCGCGACGCTGGCAGAGCTGCGGGCGCAGATTGTTGATGCGCGCAGTGTGCTGGATCAAATGGTCAAGGAGAAGCTGGCCTCGCTGCGCGATGGATCGCCGGGTGATAAGGGCGATAAGGGCGACAAGGGCGACGTCGGCGAGCAAGGCATCCCCGGCGTCGTCGGCAAGATGGGAGAGATCGGCGAGCGCGGACTGTCCGGCGACAAGGGCGATCCCGGCGAGAAAGGCGACAAGGGCGAGTGCGGCGAGCAGGGACCGGCTGGCGTCCACGGCAAGGACGGCGAGTGCGGTCCGGCTGGTGAGAAGGGCGACAAAGGCGACAAGGGCGACAAGGGCGATGCCGGTGAAGCTGGTGCGGGAGGCATGCACGGCAAGGATGGCGAGCCCGGCCCGATGGGCCTCAAGGGCGACCGTGGTGAGCGTGGCGAACGTGGGCTGCAAGGCATCCCCGGCGTCGTCGGCAAGGCTGGCGACCGTGGTGAGCGCGGTGAGCCCGGCCTGCGCGGCGAGAAGGGCGAACAGGGTCTGCCGGGTCTCAGCATCAAGGGCGATCCCGGCGAGCGCGGCGAAAAGGGCGACCGTGGCGAGCCCGGCCTGTCGATCAAGGGCGAACGCGGTGAACGCGGCGAGCGTGGCGAGCGCGGGCTGCAAGGCGAGATCGGGAAAATAGGACTGCGTGGCGAGCCGGGCCTACCCGGTGTGCGTGGGGAGCCGGGTCTACCCGGTGAGCGCGGCGAGCGTGGCCCGATGGGAATCTTGCCGCGTGTCAAAGTCTGGGAGCCCGGCGTCCATTATGAAGACGACGTGACAACCGCTGACGGTGCAACCTATCAGGCGCTGCGCGATACGGCGGAGCAACCGGGCCAGAGCAAGGACTGGGTCTGCATTGCTCGCGCGGGTCTCGACGGACGTTCGCTCGATGTGCACGGTCTGTTCGATGCGGACGCGACCTACAAGCGGCTCGACATCGTCGCGCTCAACGGCGGCTCGTTCATTGCCAAGAAGGACGATCCCGGACCGTGCCCCGGCGCGGGCTGGCAACTGATCGCGTCGCAAGGCAAGAGCGGCCAGAAGGGTGAGCGTGGCGAGCGCGGCCTGCAGGGACTGCCCGGCATGTCGATGGTGATCGCGAGCTGGCAGATCGACCGCGCCAATTACATCGCGGTGCCGATCATGTCGGACGGTCGGGAAGGTCCGCCGCTGGAGCTGCGCGGATTGTTCGATCAATTCCATTTGGAGGCGAGGTGAACGAATGGCGGATGTCACCGTCAACATCATAACGCCAGCGACCGAGTTCGCGTTGCTGACGCTGGACGAATTGAAGACCGCGCTGGCTGCGCCGACTGGCACCCCGGCGTCGGACGAGCAGTGGCAATGGCTCATCGATACCAACTCCGCGACGATTTCCGAACTCTGCAACCGGGTGTTCGCTAGGGAGGAGGTTCAGGAATCGTGGCGCGAGCTGGTCAATAACCGGGTATTTTTGACTCACTATCCGGTGAAGGTCGCCGACATCCAGAGCGTCTCCAGCAACGGCGTCGATCAGGACAACTGGGAGCTGGAGGAAGCATCCGGCAAGCTGCA